CCGTAGAACGCCAGGCCGACCGTACGCTGAAGCGGCGAGTAAAACCAGAAGTGCAGCGCCAACGGCAGCGCCACAGCGTTGATCTCCAGGCCAACGATGCCAACAGCAGCCAACAGCGCCTTATCCGACGCCAGGCCACGGGTGAGCAGGCTCCAATTGTGCAAAGCAGTGTAACCAACCATGCCGATATAAACAATCACCGACGCCACAAAGGCCAGGGTTCTCCAGGCATCATGGCTTGAACTGGTGGCGATATCGCCAATCGTAGGGGAATCGTTACTGGTCATAATGTGTGCGTCCTTTCGGGGTAGGGGGTGCGGATGGGATGGGGCCAACAAACAACAGGCCTTTACTGACTTCGACGGTCTGCGGATCAACGCCGTACCGCTCTTTGAACTTCGCCACCGCTGCACCTGGCGGCGTGTCCTTCGAAAACGACATATAAAACAGGTCTAACTGAATCTCGGTCATCTTGATTGTGTCCTTTCGTTTGTGCTATAATCGAATTGTTGTGTCCTTGCCCTCGCCGGCGGCTTCCTGGTCAGTTGCCAAGCCCGGCGAGGGCGAACTGTCAAAGCGTCAGGCCGTCCCGGTCGGTCTGGTGCGCTTCTTGCATGTACTCCCGTGGAGGTAAATACCGTGGACATTGAACAGTTCTTTCTTGAAAACGCCCTCAGCGCCAACACTGAGGACAGATACCGGCGGGCGTTGATCCGCATCAGCGCCGCCTACGATTTGCAGCAGCTCACCGCAGCGCAGTTCAAGCTGCATCTGACTTCCCAGGGGTGGGGGAGCAGCACCCAGTGGATCAACTTCTGCGCCGTAAAAAGATTTCTGCGTTGGAAATATGGCGACAGTCACCCCGCCCTGATGCTCAAGATCAGGCGAGAAGACTCCCCACCGCAGCGATCGCTGTCAGAAGCCGAAACCCTGCGACTCCTGGCATCCTTCAGCCAAACCACCGTCAAGGGCTGCCGTGACCTGGCAATCTGTACCCTGATGCTCGACTCCGGCCTGCGCTGCTCCGAAGTATGCAGCCTCGACCTGGCCCGCCTCGACCTGGAAGCCGGATCGATCCAGGTCAAAATCAAGGGTGGCCGTTGGGCGCTGGCCGTATTCAGCGAACCGACCGCTGCCTACCTTACCACCTGGATCAGCATCCGCAGCGACGTGCTGAACTGCGACTCTCCGGCGCTTTTCGTCTCGCTCGGTGGACTGCACCCCCTGACCAGGCTAACACGCGCCGGCCTCGGCCTGACCATACGCCGGTGGGGGATTCGCATAGGCTTACCACTATCCCCGCACGACCTACGCCGCACCTTTGCCGAACTCAGCACCACCTACGGCGCACCATCCCGCACCCTCCAGATCGCCGGCCGCTGGAAAGATATCAAGATGGTCGAACGTTACACCCGCAACATCACCGCCAAAGCCTTCCGCCACTACTTCCCCGTTGCCGGCGTGATCGGCGTCTAACCGTCAAAACCTTGACGCGACAACAGAACGTTGAGGGTTCGATGCCCTTCACCCACCCCTGGGCTAGTAGGTTGTTAACGTGCGAGATTTTACGGGAACGGGTGAAGCTGGCGGATAGCTGCGAACTATCTGCCAGCTTGCGTTAACAGGGTCTTCAGGACAGCAATCAGCGCCAGGATACCCAACACCGTGAGCAAATTTTGCTCGATCCCGGCCCGTGGATGCCACGCCAACCGCCGCAGATACCGCTTCATGACTGCTGACCAACCTGGCGCTGCCTCAGAAAACTTTGCACCTCGCTCAGCGGCACACGATACCACGAGTGCGCCTGGCTGTTCGGATCCAACTTAAACGCACCAGGGAAATACCCCCGCTCGATCCAGTAGCGCACAGTGCGCACGCTGGCCCCGGTCATCTCGCTGACTTCCTTCACTGTGAGAATTTTTTCGCTCATGTTTCACCTCGGCAACTTGGGTATAAACGGCAATATATCACTGCCCGCCTTTCGTGTCAATGGAAACGAATACAAATCGGGTGAAACTCTAATATTCGATCCGGTTCGTTTCTGGAAAACGCCGCGAACAGAAGATTGTCGGCGGGCGGTTCTGGCAAACAACGATCAGACTACAGCAACGTTTATTCTCGTTAATCTACAGCCTGATTATTGTTCATCCGCCCGCCTCGAGGTTATCTAATGCGCAGCTTTATTCTTGCAATTGTCATCCCGCCTCCCGCCGCCCCCACCTCAACGCCCTGAGCAGGGCGATGGGTGCGTGCGGCGTCCGGCTGCTTAGTAGTTCGATACTTTTTCCGCACAGCGAAAGCAAAACAGATTCGCAAATGGCCACATTACAGTATAGCCAAAGACCTCGTGTAGTCTCCTAAGGCGGCGGACAAAGGGCTGGCCGGGTGTCGTCTCGGTCGGTGCGCTCCGGGCGTCGTTCGGGGGGCTACGGGCTACGGTCGGTCGCAAAGAACGCTCCCTCCCTCCGCCCTCCGCCGCCCCTCTCTTCCGCCCTCCGCTCCCCTCCCGGCCTCTCTCCGGGCTACGGGGGGGGCTACGGCTACGGTCGGTCGCAAAGAACGCTCCCTCCCTCCGCCTCCGCCGCGCCCCCTCCGCCCTCCGTTCGGCCGCCCTGCGTTCGGGGATGCTGGCTACGGCTACGGGCTACGGTCGCAAAGAACGCTCCCTCCGCCCTCCGCCTCCGCCAGCACCCCTCTCTCCGGGTGACCATATGCTCGGCTACGGGCGGGGGTTTCTCGTTTTGTTGTTTTTTCGTAATTTGTTTTGCTTTTCACGTTATCAGCGTTACCCTCCCCCCCGCCCTCCGCCGCCCGGCGGTTTTGTTTCTGCGTTTATTCTCTTTTAAAACCTTTTAAAACCGTCCCGCCTGCCATCGTCTCGGTCGGCCAGCTCGCCCGGCCTGCCATCGTCCCGGTTTCGATTCCCAAAAGGGCGGTCGTTCGGGCTTTTCTTGTCCGGTTTGTCCGGTTGGGGTGTTTGCCCCTGTCTTTTTTTGGGGTTTTTTCCCCTCTTGCCTTTTTTGCCGTTGTGTGCTATCCTTGTCGTTGTTGGGGGCGGTCGTTCCCCGCTCCCCTGGTGGTGTCCCGTGTCTGCTCCTGTCCTGGTTTCCCCTCTCCCGCTCCCTGGTTTCCCCGCCCTCCCTGGGCCGGTCGCCGTCGTCCGCTCTGCTTTCCGCTTTGGCGGGCTCGTTTCCTTTCGCGTTGTGGTCTCCTCCTCTCCCTCGGCTCCTCCCTTTTCCCTGGCGTTCTCCTTTCGCTCGCCTGCTGTTGCCGTGCGCTTTGCTCGCCGTTGGGGGTTGTCCTCCTGGGCTTTGGTTGGGGCTGCTGGCGGCGCTGCCGTTTGCGTGCCTTTCGCCTGGTTCTCGTCCCGTCCGCCCGCCTGCTTTCTTTCCGTGGTGGCTGTCCGCGGCGGCGTGCGCGCCTTGTCCGGCTTGCTCGCCTCTGCCGGCTTTGGGTGGCGCTGTGGCTAGCGCCGGCGTGTGCCTGGTCGGTGGGTCTCGCTCCCTGCCGGCGTCCGCTGCCCCGGTTGTGTCCGGCCTGGTCGGTGCGCTGCTGGCCGGTGGGTGGGGGCTTTCCGTGGGCTGCTCGGCTGGCGCCGATCAGCTTGCTCTCTCTTCCTGCCTTGCTGCCGGTGCTGCCGGTCGGCTGCGCCTGGCTTGCGTTGGGTCGTCCGTGGGCGCTGGCTTTGCTGGCTGCTCTGCGCCGCTGCCCCTGCTGCGCTCCGCTGCTGCTGCCGGCGCTGCCGTGTCCTGGTTGGCGGGTGGGCCGCTCTCGTTCCCGCTGCGTCTTCGCCTTTTCCGCCGCTCTTTGGCTGCCCTGGCGGGCTGCTCCCTGGCCGTGTTTGTCTCGCCGGGCGCTGGCTCCCTGGCCGTCGCCGCGGCTGCCGTCGCTGCCGGCGTCCCTGTTCTGGCGTTTGTCCCGGCCGGCGCTGCCCCCGCTGCGCCGCGTGGCTGCGCCGGCCGTTGGTCTCCCGTCTCGCTGCCCGGTCTGGCCGCCGCCGGCTGGTCGCTGCTCTCCTGGTCGCCCGCTGCCGTCGCTGCCCGGCTGCCCGGTTTTTAAGCCCCCGCTCTCTGGTTTCGCTGCCCCTGCCCGTTGGCGGGGGTTTTTTGTTGGTTGGGGGGGCGTGGGGAGCCTTCGGCGGCGCGCTGGTGGCGTGCAGACTCCTGGTAATCGCCGCACTTCCCTGGTGGGGAGAGGATGCCGCACAGCGTTTTTGTTTTTGTCTTCTGCTTTCTGGGCGTTTCCCTGGTTCGGCGGGGGCGGGACGACGCCCCCTCTTGTGTGCGCACAGCGTAATCGGAACAGTACTTTAGTACTATTGCCCTTCTTGCCCTTGTGTGCTATCATCTGGGCATCAACCCCACCCGCCGCATTATTGGAGGTAATGCCATGATAACCGATATCGAAAACCGCACCGCCGACCACGCCGCCGCCCTGATCGTTGAGCAGCAGCTCGACGAGCTGCGCAGCCAGCAGGCTAAGAGTCTCTTTGCGGATGCCCACTGGCTGGAAGCCGTCGCCCGCATCTTCGAAGAGCGCTTCCCCACCACCGCTGCCGCCGCCGGCGATCGCATCGCCAAAGCGATCCAGATCGCCCGCTATTCCGGCAACATCTACGCCGCCGACCTGCCCGGCGTTTACCACGTCCGAGCCTCACGGGGTGACGCCTGGTACGAGGTGGACGCCGTCAAGCATTCATGCTCATGCCCCGACCACATGCACCGCGGCACGGCCAATCCCTGCAAGCACCGCCTGGCCGTGGGCCTGCTGACCAACGGCGCTAACTGGATCGTGGACAACGAGCGCCAGCACATCCAGACCAACCACAACCCGATGCCCTACGCCATCCGCACCGCCAAAAACTTGATGGAAAACGCCCAGTACTACGAAAAAGAAGCCATCGAAGAGATGGAGAAATACGACTACGGCACACCCGAATACCAGGCTGCCGCCCGCCAGGTGCGGCAGGCTGCCCGCAACGCCCGCCACCTGGAAGATAATTACCGCCAGATCTACGCCGAATACTACAAGGACATAAAACCATGACCGCAGCACCCGCAAGCCCCGACAAACTCAAAGCCCTGGAACTGCTCGAAGCCCAGGCCGAGGAGATCAAGTACCTGGTTGACACCGTCTCTCAACTGGTTGACCTGGTCACGCCCTTGACTGAGACTCTCGCCCGCATCCAGGCCGCCGTCACCCGGCCGGCAGCAGCCCCGGCCGGCAGCCAGGCCGAAGGGATGTACCGCCCGATCGACATCACGGAGATCGTCATGACCTACGACCCGCAAGGCCGCCCGGCCTACTCCGCCAAAGGTGGGCAGTACCAGAAATTCGGCGTGCGCATCTGGCCGGAGACTCTCGCCGCCCTGCGCATCGACCCCGCCACGCTGAAGCCTGGACCCAACCCCATCACCCGCCAGGCGCATATCGAAATGCGCCAGGTTACCGACGACGCCGGCGAGGTCACCTGGAAACCCCGAAAAATCGTCCACATGCAGGGAGCCAACCCGCAGCCCGCCGCCCCTGCCAATCCTGTTCAACCCACCTACGAAGATATCCCGTTCTAACCCGCTGATCTCCACCCACAGCGCCAGGCATCCCACAGCCTGGCGCTTTTTATTGCCCTTATTGCCGATACAAATAGTCCGATTTCCCTAAAAAATTTTCTTAACTGGTTTCGTTTCCGGCTTCTGAAATTGCTGCTGCCCCCTGGCGCCGAAGCTAATACACCCGGCCGTACTTATCCATGTCCCAATGCAGAGTCGCAGACTCCGACTCTGCCTTCTTGGCCAACGCAATAGCACTTTGGTACGATTCCATCGTCCGCTTGAGATCGATCTCGCTGTAAGGCTGGGCAACCGTGCCGCCGCCCATCCCGCCAGGCGCAATATACGACGCCCGCTTCACCCCGGTGCTTAGCTCCAGGATTGCCTGCCAACGGATGTAGAGCAGAACAATATTTAGATGCCTGTCCGGCACACTGATAATATCTGCCCCAATTGCCGGCCGCACATGATCCCCAAAGTAGTTGACGGTGTAGGTATCCGCATCCGCCGCCGTCGCCGGATTGACGATGATGGTACTCGGCTGTGTGCCGGCATCCGACTCCACCCGGGTAAACCAGTCGTACACATCGGTGGTGCTGAAGAACTCATCCAGATGCCAGTCCATGCGGGTCAGAAAGCGCCTGGGCGTCTCGGATGTCCCCAATGGCAGGTATTCCACATCGATGATCCCATGCACGTTGTACGGCAGGTTGTACAGCCGTGCCCCTGCCGTGGCGTCAATACTGGTAGACATGCGCCTGGGGAAGTGGATCGAGTAATCCGCAATTGCATTCTGGATCCAGGCCAGCAGTTGCGCCGCCGTCCAGGTCCACAGCGCCGAATTGCTGTTATTGTCGCCCAGATAATCTCTGGTGTAAGTGATAAAGGTCGTTAAGTTCATGGCGTTGCTCCTGCATGTGTCGTAACATGAATTGCGCAATCCCCCACGATGGCATAGCTCAACGCCGTAGCAAAGTACGGCGCCTGCGCATACGGCCAGCACAACACAACCGGATTCCCGCTGTGCATGTAGATCGTGATCAACGGGTTAGGGCTGCCCACCGGATCACTGCTATCATGCAGTACAACGCAGTCGCCGGCAGCCGGTTCGTTCACCGTGCAGATGATCGCTGCTACCACGCCCGCACCCGTGCGAAACGTTCCGGTTGCAGACCCGGCAGCGTGATGGGTGGTATCCGATGTGATTCCAGGAAAGGCCATATCTCACCATGGGGAGACGCCGGCAGGGAGGACTGCCGGCGCTCCCATAGAACGGGGTATGTAGGGGCAGGCCTGTGTGCCTGCCCCGGTCCGTTTTATCCTTCGGTAAAGGTCAGCACCACAGCAGCCGCTGCCATGTGGCTGCCGTGATCCGTGATCGTCAGCAGCACCTTCGTACTCGCTGCGATGTGCGGATACTGCCCGCCCGCCGTCACGCCGTCGAACCCCGCCGGCGTGTTCACCACCACCGGCGTATCCGAAACACCGAAGTTCTCGGCAGCCAGGTAGGCGTCATCGTCCGACGTGGTGCCGATCTTCAACGTGCCGGCGTTCGCCGTGCTGTTGTTCAAGCTGACATGCACAAGCTGACAATCACACGGCAGGTTAAACACCATGGTGTGATTCGCTGCTAACGTACCCTGGATATACCAGGATTGCTGAAACATTCGCTGCATGATCTTCTCTCCTGTGACTTACGCCACATTTTCCTTGTACATACCGCGCCAGTCCATCGCGCCCACCGCCGTGATGAAGCGCACCTTCACCGGCAGCGTGTCATTCGTGAACATCAGCCCCGCTGTGGGGCTGGCCACGCTGAACACCTCAGGCTGCCGCCCCCAGCGATAACCGATACCGATCGTTGGCCACAGATTCGGATCGCACACCGCAGCCCAGTTGTTCGCATCCGTCCACAGATCCACCACGATCACCCGCCGGCGAGCGTTAGCGATGCGATCCATGAACTCATTGCCCTGCGCAATGTCATTCACTGGGGCAGCCTGGCCGTTGCTCAGCGCATACGTGTAATCGAACTCGGTCGCCATCACCCGAATCGCCGTCTGTTCAAGCTCCGGCGGCACCAGCAGGAACTTCGGGGTGAGCAGCCCGCCCAGCCGTTCACCGCTGTTTAACTCGGTGAACTTGCGCATGGCAGTCCTGACCGCGTTCCATTCGGTGATGCTCAGCGCCGTGCTGCCCACGTTGGTGCCGGCAGTGCGGGCATAGAACAACACCTGGCCATCCGCCAGGGTGGGCCCGGTGCCGCTCGCCGTGGTGAAGATTGCGCTCACCAGCTTGCTCAACGTCAGCCAGGCCGCCTGTGCCAGCGCCCTGGGCGCCGCAGTGATCCGGCTGGTGTCATCCTTGTCGATCGCTTCCAGGGTGATCCCCAGATAGCCGCCCTTCTTCACGAAGCTGGCGGTTTCCGTGTTGTCATCCCAGGTCAACTCGGTGTAGGCAGCGCCTTCAGCCACGGTGGGTAGTTCGCCCACACCGCCCAGGCTGATCCACTTCACGGCCTGCAGGTTGGTGAAGTCCACCTCGCGCACGATCGGCAGCCACCACTTCGGATACTCCTGATAAGCGTTCACCACCGCTTTGTTCAGTGCGTTCGCCACGATCCCGGCCATGGTGCTGCTGGTCACGTTGGCAAACTGCACCCGCTCCGGCTGGAATACGCCGGTCAGATCATAGTCGCCCGAAAGCAGGTTATACAGCTCCCGGATGCCGCTCAACGGCTGAAGCCCGCCCGCCGGCCGCACGCCCTGAAACAGCGCCTCGGCCGCCAGCGTAACCCGATCAAGCGCATCGATCATCCCGCTGATCCGCCCGCCACGTGGAGCAGCGCTCAGATGCACCACGCCAGGCGCAGCCAACGCAGCCAGATACTGCCGCTCGCCCTCGATCGCTGCATTCAGCGCCGGCAGATCGGCGTAATCATGCCCCGCCAGGCGCTCCTGTGCTGCCTGCGGCAGCCCGCTGTTGAAAATAGTCTGTACAACGGTAACGTTGCTCAGGCCAGCAGGCGCCACCGGATTGCTGGCCGGCTGCCCCTGGACTTCTTCATGTTGCATATTCGTAGTCATCGGGTTTCCTTTCGCTTGACTGTTTAGGGTAGTCGCCTCCAGCCAGCAATTGCAGCCTTCATGCAATGGGGGAGCGCCTATTTTACTTAGCTCTGCATTGGTGAAGGTCTTGCCGTCCCTCTCCATGCAGCGATTACACGAAAATTCTGTCTTCAAAGTATGCCAGATCCACACCACATCTGCCCCGGCCCGGTACGGCGCTTGCCGCCCATCCAGCCGCCGCCCACCCGGCGCAGCGCCAGTATAAAAGCTGCTGAGCTTCTGCAAAACTCTTCCATCAGCAGCGGGCTGAAAGACTAAATCCACGCTCTCCACGTGGTTGATCCCCACAACCTTGCGCACGCCTTCATCCGCCGCAAAAACCGGATAAAAGACCATGCTCAGGCCCACGTCGGGAGCTGTATCCGGGTCGGCCAGGATTTCATCGAGCAACTGCGCAGCGATCTGCGCGCCTGGCGTACTGTACAGTCGGATCGTGCCATTCACACTTTCATCGCTGACGTTCCAGACAGCATCTTGCACCACGCCAACCAGGTTATCCAGGCTCGGATAATCCATCCAGCCCGCATGATCGACAAAAACGGCGCGACCGTGGAACATTCTTGACACCACGGCAGCCTCCAACGCACGCGGCATCACTTCGATATCGCTCAGGCTGCCGTCCGAATAACGCACCCGACCCGCACGCACAAACCGGCACAGGTATTCATTCCGATCCCCGCCAATCTGCGGCGCAGCCAGGCTGCCCATGCGCAAAATCAGACGATTGTCAAGTTCATTCGTCATGGCCCTCTCCCGTTTCGTCCTGCTCTTGCCTGGTCTGCTCAACGCCGGCCAGAATCTCGTTGATCTCGCCCTCGTCCAGGTCAACCCCCGCAAAGTGGAACGCCTGGCGTACCGCATGTTTCGCCAGCGCCGGCGGCATCCCCGCAAGCTGCCCGCCCAGCGATGCAAACGCCCCGGCGATCCCGTTCGCTGCCCTGGCCAGCGCCTCGTTATCCACCCGGCTCACATCCGGAAGCTGCATCACGAACAGCTTGCTGTAATCCGTGGTTTTCAGCTTACCACGATACGCCAACCCGATCTGCGCCTGCCGCTGGTAAGCGTGATACAGAATATCCTGGATCACATACGTAAAATACTGCTGCTTCTTCACCAGATGCCGCTCGGTGGGCCCCTGCATCGCCGTCGCCGTCGCCAGGTTGGCGTCGCCGCTCTCGCCCCGCCAGTGTGGAGGGTATCCACTGCCGGCGTCGATCATCTGGCGCACCGCCTGCAGATCCTTCGAAGCATCCGAAGCATTCAGCGAGGGAGCGTACACTTCCCAGGTTTCCGACTCGTCCTTGATGATAATACTCCCCGCCTCCGGCGGCGTCCTGTACTGCTCCAGCTTCTCTTTGACCTTATTCGCCGGCACCGTCACCAACCACAAGAACGAACGCAGCGCCCAGTTCAGCTTAACCCGGTCTTCCAGCATCCGAGAATAACGCAGCAGCCACGGGATCATCGGCGCAAGATCGCCCTCGCCCAGGAGGGCCCCGATCGGACGGTTGATCGCATAATGCAGCATCACCGCATCAGCCTGCGCCGCCTCCGGATGTGCGACTCCAAGCCAGGTCTTCTCTTCGCCCGGGCTATCCCCGTATTCGACGAACACAAGTTCTGTCTCCCAATCGTTGGGAGCGGTCTCAATGCGCTTGATGCGATCTTTGGTAGTAAAGCGGATGTAGCTCAGCCCGTCCTGTGGGTTACGGAAGAGCAAAACAAAGAGATCGCCGCTCCGGGTCAGCTCATCGCACATATCTGGCAGCCTCAAGTCCAGCCGGTTCTGCGGATGATACCAGAAAGCCTGGATAAACCGATTCAGGCTGGCGTTCGGGCTCGTCACCTGGATGCCGTCGCCCACCAGGTAATCGCTGGTGATAGCGATGATCCGCCAGGCAATCGGGTTCTTGCGCCAGGCTTCCAGGGCATCATTGTAATGCTCCAGCACCGTCCCCGGATCATAATCATGCGGCCGGCTGGTGTAAGATGTCCAGCCCGGCGAGTCGTCCACCTGGCTGGTCACACTGCCCAGGGCCGTTCGCACCAGCGAACGCCCGCTGATCCAGTCCGAAAAACGCTTTAGCATCAGTACATCCTCCAATCGTAAACACACCCCGAATTATTGTAGGCATAGATGCCATGATCGGTGCAGGCGGCGTTATTACTGAACCCGGCATAGCTTGCACTCGCCTGCCCTGCTGACCAGAAAGTAACTGCGCTTATAGTCGCCCCCAATAGATTGACATGGATTTCATGCAGCCCGTTAGGCAGGCTGCCCACGCTGCTCTGCGCCCGCAGCACAAAGCCCGGCGAATACTCGTACATTCGCAGATACCCGCCCACGATAGCAACCAGCATGAACGTACCATCAGCCGGTTTATAGCGCACAATCACACCCTGATCCTGCTGCCGGTTGAGCGTACAAACGATCAGTCCTTCGGCCTTGCCTGTTCCCAGGGTGGCGATGTTATACGGCGATGCTGTGCCATTAGCCCCCACCGCAGTATTGCTACTGATCGTATACGATCCGTTGCGATGCGTCCAGGCTGTACCCGGCTTGTTGATCACCGGCGTGTAGCTGGTCAACGGCGTTGTATCCGCAGCCACAAACGTATTAAGCAGCAGCAGCCCGCTGCGCTGGAGAACCGGCATACGCCGGATCACGGATGCAGCGCCAGCCATGCGACTCCTTCACCGTTCACCGCAGAATCTACCCAGATCTGCGCCAGGTTGCCCACAAAATCGAACACGATCAGTTCAGCCGCCGCAAGCTGGAAGCCACTGGCGCTATCCACCGCCGAGTCGCCAATGAAAACCAGCCCGGTATTCGCCGCCAGCGCCTTGATCGCCAGCGGCCCGTTGATCACCTGACTGCCCAGCACAACCTGCGTGCCGGCAGTTGTTACAGCTTTCTGTCCAGAGAGCGCCATGTTATTTACTCACTTTCTTCTCAGGCATTGACGCCTGCATTGCCTTGCGCATGGCGTCCAGATCATCCGCAATCAAAAGCAGCGCCGCAGCGATCAGATATTCAGCCGGATTCACCTTGCCCTGCTTGACCTGGTTCGCCAGGTCAGGCAGCATTGAGCGTAGGGTTTCAAGAACAGACATAGGATGTCCTTTCAGAACGTAAGTTGTTCCAGCGGATTCGCTGGTTGAATGACCTCGGACTCAGTCACGCCCCAGGTCTGATTATCCAGCTCAGCGGCCAGCGCCGCCGAAAGCACCAGATCATCATGGATCAGTTCGCCGGTCGCAGCATCCCGGCTGCCATCCGGCACACCCCAGCGGCACAGCCTGGCCGGCCCAGGGATAATCTCCAGCTGGCAGTTCTGCAATTGCTGGCGCAGAGTCGCATCCAGCGGACTGTATTCCTTGTAGCGCCCGGTCTCGATCAGCGCAATGAAATTCCAGGCCAGATCGCTCTTGCTCTTGCTGGTGAAAATGAACGGCACAACCGTCGTACTGCCGTACACCCGTTCCAGGTTCGCCGTCAGCCCTGCGCCGATCCCCGTCGCATCGATGATGATTCGCCGCGGCTGCCACGTCTCCGCCAGGCTGCGCACCTGCGCATACAGCGTGGTTTGCGCTGCACCCGTCCAGACCCTGCGCCAGATCGTGCGGTAAGTTGGCCCCTGCGCCACCGGATCCAGGATCGTGGAAAGATCGATCAGAACGCAGGTCAGCACAGTCGAGTCATGCTTCGAGCTGGTGAGACTCTCGATATCCGGCGTAGCATCCTTATCCTCACCGCCCACGTCGATCAAGAAGGCGTACATCTGATCGGGATGCGGCGCTTCCAGCGGCGGGTGCGCCCCTTGCAGTAGTGCAATCCGCCCAGGTGGGAACATCCCGCCCTGGGCATCGATCTCTTCGCTGTAGTACTGCGTGCGCACAAACGGGTGATTGCGCCCCAGCTTGGCAATCTCATGCTGTACAAAAATATTGTACTCGCTGACTTCCTTGCCCACGTCATCCGCCGTCAGCCGGAACACCCGCCGGATGCCGTCCTTGCGCTCCGCTTCCTGCGCCGTGCGCAGCTCCCGGGCGAGCAGAGTCTGACTCGTCCAGGCCGTGCCCCAGAAAACCCTGGTCGCATTAGTCGAGGCAGCCATGGGGTTGATCTCTTTATCGAACTTACTGATCTGCACGTCCTGCGCCTCGTCCACTTCCAGCAGCGTGCTGGCCGTCGCCCCGACGATACTGGATGTCGGCGCACCACTCAGGAAAATGACCCTTGCCTTGCCCAGACGATAGATATAACCGGATTCTTTGACATACGGCCCAACATACGGCGCAAAGAACGAACGTTCTAACACCCGCTCCAGCCGCCGCATAGCGTTGATGCTCTGCGGCTTCCAGGTTGGGGAAACCTTGACGATTTCAGCCGGTCGCTGCGCCAGACAGGTCAACACATAAGCCTCGATCTGTGCTTGCAGTTCATTCTTGCCGCTCTGCCGTGGAAACAACACCACAAAAGTCAAACCCAGGCGCAGCTTGATGCTGTTGCAGATCGCTTCTGCAACCGCTTGCTGATACCGCCGCAGCTTGATCCCGCATGTCTGAGCGTGATGTACTGGCGAAGTGAGAGCAAGAGAGAGAGCTTCTTTTTGATCCACAGTTAGCTGTCATACAGCGCGCTCCATTCGTCCTGAATGACCTGCAGCGCCCAGCTGATCGCCGTCTCGATTTCTCTGATGCCGGCGCAGTCTTCCAGGTTGGGACAGGTCTCGCAGCGTTTGCGGGCATGCTTATACCGCCGCATTGCCTTATACAAATCCTGCGCACGTCCTGCCGCATCATTCCCGATCTTGATCACTGGGCACGGCCCGGGAACACCGCTCATGAATTTGCCTCCTTCCAGTCCTGCGCCTGCTCGATGATCGCATCAATCGCCGCCCTGGCCGTGTCCGTTTGCGCCTGCCCTGCTGCTGCCTGCTGCATTTTGAGCAAGCCCGCAATTGTGGTGACTTGCTTGCCAAAAAGACCATACGCCCGGATCGCCGCCTCACCATCCACAGCTTCGATGGTGGCCGCATAGTCGAAAGTACGCCGGGCAGCCACCCGCAGCGCCGCAATCTCCGAGTCAATGCTGGCGTTGATCGCTTCCAGGTCAGCCATGTCAAGCTCCCGGAACCGCCGAGAGTAATACCCATGTCGTAGAGCATTCGAGTTGCCAGGTTGTGCGCCGCGTCGCTTTGACATTCTTCGATCATCCTAATTGAAAATGGTTTTCAATATCAATACTATTATAGCATAACTGTTCTAGTTTACGCCATACTTTCGTAAACTGCGCTCATATCGCCGCCGCTTAATCGATTCATCGTTCGGCAGCGGATCATGATCTTTCAGCACCCGCAGCAGCAGACCACTGGAAAACTTTTTTTGATCAGTCAGCCGCTTCACCTGCCCGTCCACATACTCGGCAGTGATCCACGCCGACTTTTCTACCAGCTTGATCACCGGCTCATTGATCATTACCCCGGCATCTTCCAGCGCATCCAGCGCCTCACTGGTGCGTTCATCCAGCGCGGTATTTTCGCGCTGCTCTTCCTCCTCCTCCACCGTGTATGATTGTTTATCTCTATTGGAGGAGGAGGAGGAGGAGTTAAGAGCTTCAAAACGCGAGATTCTCGCGCTTTCCACAGCATCCTGTGGAAAACCTGTGGATAACTGCCTCGCCGCCGGCGCAGCCACCCACCCCGCCGCCGTTTCCAGCGCCAGGCCGAGCGGCTGCATACTCGCCAGCAGCTTGCGGCACGTCTGATAGTCGATTTCCAGCGTATCGGCGATGTCCTTAGCCGTCGCCGGTCGATCTAAGCGCAGCATCAGCAGCAGAATAACAGCCGTCTTTTTGATTGCACGCAGTTGTAAGGCCTCATTTGCAGGTAACAGGATATTCATGTCATCTTTTCCGTTTCCGTGTCTCTACGGCCTTCCTGTGAGCTTTGGGGGCATTCTGGAACCACGTCGCCGCCCCTTTTCCAGCTTCGGCCACGTAGATTGATAAACCAGATCACCAACCAGCGCATAGACCAGCGCCACACCAGCCACGCCCAGCGAAATCTTGACGATCTTCCCAACCACGTAACCTGAGTCGCATCCTGCATCCTGCAAACAAGCCAGGTCAGCCGCCACGCTGGGCTGAATTACGCCATACGCCAGCGCCAGCGGCAGAACAAAGATCGAGATCCCGAACAGTGTCAAAATAAAAGCCTTCATAGCATCCTTTCCGTTACGCCGACTTGTCGCCGTAACACACGTTCCCGGTAAGCAGCCTGCTTACATGCCTGCGAACAATACACCCGGCCGCCTGCCCGCCCTGGCGAGATCAGGCGGCCGCAGTGCCCACATGGGCGCAGTGACCTGCGCCCCTTCACGCTTTTGGGATGCTGATGTCCTCAGCCTCCGCATTGTAAACGTGCTTTCCGTTCCCGTTCCCGCCAGTAATCACCGGCTCAGGCGGCGCCGACCAGGTGCGATCTACTGTATTCGTGGGCGAAGTCATGCGCATTGCACTGCCCAGAGTCGCCCGCACAATGTCGCTGGCCATAGTCTGCGCCACAGACTCCGCAAAGCTATTCAGATCGGCATCCCTGGCCGACTCCAGGATTTTGTCAGCCAACTTCTCCCTGGTCGCTGCCTTCATGGTCTCGATCATCGCCCGTTCACGCTGACCCGGGTCCAGCAGCCACAAGAACGACCAGCCCACCGCCGCAATGATCGGCGTCGCCGGCACCACATACAGCAGATAAGCAACCAACCAGGCCGGCAGCGCCTCCGCCGTGACCGTCGCATAGTCCACAATCACGTTGAAGATCACCAACGCAATATCCAGCCCGTAGAACGCCAGGCCGACCGTACGCTGAAGCGGCGAGTAAAACCAGAAGTGCAGCGCTAATGGCAGCGCCACAGCGTTGATCTCCAGGCCAACGATGCCAACAGCAGCCAACAGCGCCTTGTCCGACGCCAGGCCACGAGTGAGCAAGCTCCAATTGTGCAAAGCAGTGTAACCAACCATGCCGATATAAACAATCACGGATGCCACAAAGGCCAGGGTTCTCCAGGCATCATGGCTTGAACTGGTGGCGATATCGCCAATCGTAGGGGAATCGTTACTGGTCATAATGTGTGCGTCCTTTCGGGGTAGGGGGTGCGGATGGGATGGGG